TAAATCTTTTTTAACAAAAGAAGATTTCGAAACTTTTATTTTTCTCTGTACTACATCTGATTACCAGTATAACAGAGCCCGTGCACAACTCAGAACCTACCTATTTGATAAGTTATCTGAACAAGACAACGACCATATAATCGATCTATTCTTGCCTGAGGCACTTCCTTACTTCATTACAATTCTTGGTTTCCTATCGTCTACTTTCTTAATAGACTTCGAAAATTCTAAGGGTTGTCGCACTGAACACTTAGATATAGAATTCAACGCTGCTTTGGAAAAATTTTTAAATTCATTATTCAAACTCAAGAATGTCTTCGATTGATCCCCGTAATGCGAAGGACCGAATGCTTTCTGTTGTCGAACTATACTACAACTCATCCCGGCTCTTTAAAGTCTTACAAAGAATGCTCTTTGCAAATTATAATAATAATAGTGTTAAGAGACAGATTTTGTCAGAGATTGCTAGTCTTCCACAAGACTTTATCAATTCTATGGATGAAATATATGAAGCTGCTGGTTTTGATGAATCTACTAGTACAGAAATCCTTACCAAACACCCAATTCACCTCATCCCATCGTATGACGGAGAGTTTAGGCAGTACTTTTCCTTACTTTCATCTCTCACACAAGGAAAGAATACTGGGAAACAGTCTCCTAACTCTGGGTCTGGCAAGTCAGTATCAACTAACGACCTTGGTGATCCAGTTACTAATGATGATGCCATTCTTTCCTTTGTACAGACTATCCCATCTTTCATTGATGCCTTGTCTAGATCTTCAAACTTATACTCTATTCGCAACCGATTCAAATATAGGTATAAGAAACCACAGTATGGACTTAGGATGTTCAATGATCAAAGTCTTAAGCATATTACTACTGGTGATGAAGATTCCTTCTATACACAGTCAACAGATAAGGACGAAGTGCGATCTCTCTCCGACTAATGACTTTTATCGTCTAATATCACAAACTTCTAATTTCTGTTCCAATTCACAACTCGCCTCTCTCCTAGTTGAGTACCAGTTTAGAGACTTTAGAAATAATAATACTAGAGTTAAATTCTTAGCAGAATTAGACCCACTCCCGATAGATTATTGTTCAATAAGGTGTTCTATGGAATATTGTACCGGTTCTTGTACTATATTTTTAATCTATGTAGAAGAGAATCAGAGGAAATGGAGGAACTTAATTGATTCGGTAGTGGAATTTGAAGATAATTACTATGTTCATGCGAATATTAGTAATTTGATACAATCCACTTATACAACACCAGACCTTTCATTCCTGGATTTTAGAATGGGTTACAATAACCATTGTTCTCTACTGAACGAAAATAGAAATTTGTTGATATTACACGATTATCCATTAGACTCATTACCTTCACCTTCTTTTCTTCGTTTCTCAGGAATATCTTTCTTGACTATTTCATCATTAATGTCGTTCATAACTTTAATTTACTTAATAATATTTTATAAATTCAAGAATCAGATCTATCATGTTCTTGATCAAAATAATGAATAATTAGCTTAACCAGATGAGGCAAGCACTGGTTCACCCTGTTCAATTGTAAACAATTGCAGTATTGGTGGTTATCAACAAAAACAATTTAAAATATTAATTAAAAATGAAATAGGTTACAGCCCAGCCTATAAATTGGGTTAGACCTTGGCAATAGCACAGCAGGTCGGTAATATAGCTCTATGTCTCATATTGAGTTACGTGCGATAATGAGGAACTGCCCATCAAGTTTGGAGGTGGTACCCATACCCTTTTAATTATTCTACTAAAGCGATGGCCGCTATAGCCAGATCTGAATGCGAAAAGCACCCATGTCTTCTCCAGTTTCTCCCCGGTTACAACTGTCTTTTATACTTAATAAACGGATAATGGTTAAAGACCCCTTAGGGGGATTGGTCGATTTAGGTCACTTTCAATTCACTTTTGATTTCCCAGTACATAGGCCAGTGTATATGGAAATAGACAACCCTAATTATAATACTAAGAGGCCAAATTATGAAAAACACTTCTTTAATAAGCACCCTAATATTAAGAAGATGAAAGTATATGGTGGGGATATTTGGTGTTCTGGTGATACAAATATTTTCGTCACAAATACTTACTTCGAACTTAAGCCAACTTTGTTCCCTAGTGGCTACCAATTGGTAGTTAAAGGTTCAAAGAAAAGATATGATCTTCCAAACAGGAGGGAAACAATTAAGAAAATAAGATGGGTCTTAGTGCCCAAATTAAATAAGTTAAGTAGATTCCTTAAACAGGATGATGCTTATACATATGCCTCTAAATTATTTAAGTGTAGAGAATGTGTGAATTGTACACATTTTCAGAATTATGCAAATGAAGTTTCAAACCTCATCAATTATGAATATGTTTTTAATCGACAAAATAAGCAATATAGTCTTAAACATTATATTAACCGGAAAGTGGAATTATGTATCCCATCTCTCCCATATGTAGTCAAGTCAATAATTGCTGAGATTTTATTTAATAGTCTAACAATTATTGATATAGTACATAAAGACAAACCTAAGTATGTTGGTGGGTCATCTGGGTATCTAGGTGGTGACACTAACATTTTAAATTATTTAGTACTAATATATATTATAATTAAAATTTACTACCTAATTATTAATAAAATAATACCTAATATTGTTAAATACATAGTAGCCTTGTTCTTTTGGTTACCTTTAATAACCACATTAGAAATATTCTTCATTTCTTTTTCCTATTGTATATCACTACTTTGTTCTTTAGTAATGAAATTCGTAGGTTTTTTCTTAGCGTTAATAAGATTTTCTTACTGGTTATTTTCAATTAAGAAAATACGCTATAATGTGGTTTTGCACCTTACTCCGTCACTTATTTATTTCCTGTATAAACGGTCCCAACTTCGTTATGCAGAACGATGTCTTAAAGGATATATTGGTACTTTTGTAATCTACTTTGTATCTACAATAATCCTTTTTTCCTACCTAGTCTTTAGAAATAATAGAATCAGGCATTTAATTAAATATATTTATCCTATTCATACTTTTGTCTGCTTCGTAATTATTTACACAAAAGTGGTACCTGGGGTCCTTTCCTTTATACTCCTTAAAACCACAATTAATTATAATTACTATATACCCTTTTTAATTAACTTCTTAATATTAATTATCCAATGGTGTCATTTATGCCCAATGCCACTATTTGTTTTTCCTTCTAAAAAACCGATCAAACCGTTCTTAAATCTTAAAAGTTTCAGAGGATCTATTCCATCAACAAAATCGACCTTTCCATATGTGTTTAAAGTTGATAATTACAATGATTATTATATCCTCCCAGAAGTTAAGGGAGACCTTGACCCACAGGAGGATAGAATCCACTGGACTTTTAAGGAGATGGAAAAAATTTTTGGGCCTCAGGGTTCTATTTATGAAGATAGACATACTCATCATTTTCTAAGTGAAGATCTTGAAATTGTGTTACCATTGAAAATTGGTGGCACCCAGATTAACCGTCTTTACTCAACAACACTTGGAACTAATAGTCAGTCTTATCCGATAAATGAATCCAGAGATTACCAGAAGTTAGTACGAGACTATAAAAGGAAGGTTGAGGAAAAAATTCCTGATAGCCTAAATGGAGAAACTTTCCACTGGACTGGAAATAACTTCACCGATAAGAGAGTCCTTACATCAACTTCTAGGTATGGTATGCCTGAATTTGAGTTTGAACATTATGATGCTGATCAAATGCTCAAAACAATGTCTAGGGTGTATGCCCCGATGCTTGACAATTCAAGGCTTACCCACCCCAAGAAATTTTTCCGGAAATGGAAATTAGGCTTTTCTAGTGGATTTGGTTCAATCAAAAATTCACGTTTTCAGAAAAGAAGGGCTATGTTTAATAAAATACCTCGGTCATCAATTACTGATTTTGCGAACTATTTGGTCACTAATTCACATAAAATTGCAGCTATTCCACACACTTTCCCAAAAATGGAATATTTGCCTTTCTCAAAGATGAAGAAAATACGGAGTATTATTGGGGCTCCTTTCTTCACTTACTTCACAAATCAGATTTTTGCTTATGAACCTGATCATAGGTTCACTTATGACTCAACCCCAATACAGGTCGGACGTCCCCTCACTGGTTTCGGCCTACTTCCACTCTTTAAAAGATTTATGAAATATGATCATGTTTTCGGATTGGATATGAGTGCTTTTGATTCCACCTTTAACAAGCAAGTAATGGATTCTGTTGCTGCTTTAAGAGAGTGGGGTTATCGCAATCATGATCAATACGAAAATATTGCTAAGCTCATCCGAAATTCCTATAACCAAAATTATGGAGACCCTCTTTTCAATGGTCACACTAATGAGATCCTTGAAAAGTTGCGGGGTAATGCGACTGGGGCTGTTTCGACATCTCAGACAAATTCCCTTGCATTGGGTATTATTTTAAGTCATCTTTATCATGAAGCAACTGGGCTTCCTTATGATGAATTCTTTAAGAGATTTGATTTAGCCAATTATGGTGATGATAACATACTTGGTATTAAATTCAAATCTTCCTTTGAATTTGATAAAGAATCAATTTATAAGATCATGAATATATGTTCTGAAAAATATAAGGGAACTATATTTCTTAAACTAGAAAGTGAAGGCACAATTTTTGATTGTGAATTCCTTTCTAAATCACTATTTAAGCTTAATGACCATGAATCTGAAGTGTTGACTAAGCACTTCGGAGAGAAATATGAGTATGGTGTACGCCATAATTATAATAAGCTAGTTCAAAAATTTGATAAATTCAAGAAAAGCAAACCTGATGAGACTGATTTCATCCAAAAGTTTGCTGCCTATAAGCTCATGTCCGTACATTACCCTGATCTATTTAACATTATTGATGAATTATTTCAGGAGTATGTACAAAATAGTCCTAAATGCATTAAGAATCCACATTATAAGATTGCAGCGTCTACCTATGAACAAGTTTTAATTAAATTTTATGAACCATTAAGTAAGCATTATCAAAAGGTCATGGCTACTGAATTTGAAGAATTTTCTGGGGAGATCCGTCAAACTAGAACTTTCGGAGAAGAGGTTAGCCGTTTCTTTAAGATTTTGTATAATAATTTAAGCCCACTCCTACTCGATTTAACAGTCGATGTAGAACATAACTTAATAATTAAGCAGATACTTCAGGTTTATAATACTGACTTGTCTAATTATGTATTACAACTCTCAACTAAATCTGGTCAGACCCCAGATGAGATTTGTAAATTATTAAATAGAAATAACATTCCTTTATTTAATAACTTCACCTATAATCCCACAGATGCGAACTTCCATTCATATCTTGACCACTTACTCTCCCTCATCATCTTTAACTACCATGGTCTTGCATCTTTCCTTAAAAATAAATTTTTCGACCCGCTGGCTTTTTACTTGGACACGATGAATCGGATAAATACTGGAATTTCCTTCTTAACTTGTTTCGGATTTAACAACTTAAGGAATTATGTTAAGTTCTCTACGGAGAATAATTTCTTTAGTTTGATGGTTTTATTCTTAATAGTTATGAGGAAATATTTCTACTTTGGTCACTACAATCAAAATATCTCCATACCAGTTATTGATATAGAAAGGGGTTTTATATCAATCTTTAATCAACTTAAGGAGTTCTTCTTTATGAAGAATGCTGTGCCCCAGCCTCAAGATAACAATAAGTATAGGCAGGCGTTAGATCAACTCGATCTTTCGAAAAGGACACTCTTCCATGCTCCGACGGGGTGGGGTAAGAGTACTGGCTTTATTGTTGAGCTCCAAAAGAAGGTTAAAAAACAAATTGTGGTTATTCTCCCAAGGGCAATTCTTGTTAAAAGTAATGCCCAAAGATTACGTCAGATTAGCAATCTTTCGGTCGGGGAATGGTCTTACGGAACTAACTCAACACAAGGTGACATTATCTTAACAACTCCTGATTCCTTTCTGCTTAGGGCAAAGGGAACGGAGTTTGTTGTGTTGGATGAGGCACATATTTGTGAACCTCAATACAGGTTGATTAAAGAAATGAAGGTCCCTTCATTATACTTTACTGCAACACCAACACAGGACATACCTTATGAGAATAGTTATACAGTGCCTGGTAGTACACCATTTGAAATTACTACCTCTATTAGGCAAACAAAAAAATTTACAAACCTATTCTGAATCTTGCTATAATACAATAATTAACAATATGTTCTCAAAAATTTTGGTTTTCATCCCAACTGTTGAGCAAGGAACCTTGTTAGCAAGGAAATTATCAACACGTGGTATTAAATGTCAACTAATTAATAAAGATAACAAGATTGTAGATAGTTCTAAAAATGTCTACATAGCAACAAATGTGGCAGATGCAGGTTTAACTATTCCTTCAGTTGATCTAGTTATTTCCCCAAATATGGACATCCATGTAAGTGAGAATAAACCATATTATTTCCGGATTAATGAACAAACTCTCCAACAAAGGAGAGGCCGAACTGGTAGAACTTGCTCTGGTAGGTTTTACCTTTACCAGGTCACATCCATTCCTTTCCATGCAGAACAACATTATCACCGTCTTGAGGAAATGTTAGCCTGCTCTTTTGCTGCATGTAACTCTAAGCACTCTAGCCATTACTATGAAAAGTTTGGACCTGAGGTTTTTGATTTCTTCGGTAAAGACCAGATCACTATAAATGATATAACATCCACTTTTGATGATAAACAGTTGGGTACTGCCTTCTCTTCAAATGATGCCGGGGACGGTCCTTTTTCCTTGGTTGATTTCATTCTTAGTTTTTTCTCTCAGATTGATCACCTTTCAAACAAATTACCTTTAGTCATTAATCAATACTACATGCAATCAGTAATGATCGTGGGTCCAACAGTAACTAAGGTTATTTTCATTGGGTTGGTAGCTTTACTGGTTAGTGCATTGATCTTTGTTAAGTTGGGATTGGGCTTTAAGCTCTTCTCTTTCTTCGCATTAGTTCGAGCGCTATACATCCATAGAGTTGTTTTCGTTATGAAATTTAATCTTAGCATAATGATTAAAACTATTGGTAAACTCGCTTCTAATCTCTATCAGGCTCTTTATTCTGCTTTCTGGCAAAAAGAGGGTTTAACAAAAGAAAGGTGGTTCTTTGTGTTAATCCAATTACCGATTATATTCACGATTCTTTGCATATCTTTCCCTAGTATATATGCATATCTTGGGAAGAAATTCTGTATGAAGGTTTTCACTTTAATGTGGATATCTTTAACTGCCCAGATTTCAATGTGGTATGTTATCTATTTACAGGTTTGGCCCCTTGTGGTTGAATCCATAATAAGAGACTATACAGAGATTTATTATAAACAGAATTACCGGGAATTGGTTCTAACTAAGAGGACCCGAAATAATCTTTCATTAAGAGATAATTTAAAAGTTTATGTTGATCTGTCAGATATGTCCTTCATTATAACTGAGGAAAAACAAAAGCTTACTCAAATTTCAGAATTTGAATTCATCCAAATTGCTCATAACATTTTGGGAATCCAT